ACGTTCCGTGAACCGGATCGTCGTTTCCTACCCGACGACATCATCCTGCCGAGTCTCCGTGACGAGACCCTCGGCGAGATCGTCGTAGCCGTTGACACCTCCGGTTCCATCTTCGGCGACAAGGACGCACTTGCTTCCTTCCAAGGTGAGATCAACTCCATCATCGAACGCACCCGACCATCCAAGGTACATCTCATTTACTGCGATGCCGCCGTGGCACATGTCGACGAGTATTACGATGGTGAGCCTGTCGTCATCACACCACGTGGCGGTGGGGGTACTGACTTCCGTCCTGTCGGTACATACATCCGTGACCACAACATTGACCCACGTGCATGTATCTATCTGACCGACTTGTACGGCACGTTCCCTGACAACGAGTGGCCGTTCCCGACCATCTGGTGCACCTACGGCAACCCCGACGGCGTAGCCCCATTCGGTCAAACCATAGCTATTAACTAACAATGCGAGTAAACGTCACGGACTTAGATACCATCATCAACCCTTGGATCGACGACCTGATGGACGACGATCGGGAGTACAATGTAGGCTGTGCCTTGCTTACCATGACCCCCGACGTTCTTTATCTGGGTCGTCGGACTCACATCGTTGCAGTCAAGAACCGCAAAGCCGGAGCAATGGTTGTACCCGATTTCACTGACTTGTGTTTCGGTATAGCGATTGAATCGCTCCCGTCTTTACTATACCACGCCAGAAACTATCGCACTCAATGGGTGCAAAAAACTGATGGCTCGGGGTGGGAAGAACGTGAGGTAGGCACTCTTATCTGGAGAGTTGCTCCGGTGTATCAGTTTTTTCCTGACGTGTTTAACTGCGACCTTGATACCCTGCGATGTTTCTCCATCCCTGTGTTAAACAGAGAGACAGAAACATTGCTACGTAAGTTCGCACGTAGGACTTCAGAAGAAATACTAGATGATACCGACTGGCCGGACTTACTCAAAGATTACGAACAACTAGGTACCAACATGCCTAATACGTATTTAATCAAACGCCTGACCATTCTGGCCAAGGCTCGTCTAACCAATAAACAATGACCCTACACGAAGCAGTACACAAAACCTCCAACAAGTTGTTGGACGATCCTGAGTTTAAGTTCCTATGTATAGTAGGAGCTGAGAACGACTTAGAGTCTCGTCTTGTCAACGCCTTGAGACCATTGGGTTACGTATATACCGATCTGTTAAATAAAAAAGATCAAGCGTTTCTGTGTAACACAATACACCCCTTGGCTCTTAAGTACTTCAAAAAGTTTGGTAAGGATTATGTCCTGCTTCTCGAAGCAACCAAACGATTAGCACCATAAATTAGCCGCTAGCGGCTAACAACTCACAACCAACAATATGTCAACTCAGTATATCAACTACAATCAATCAGCACCCACTACCCGTAAGTTCCAGTTCCCTGCATTCCCCTTCCCCGGCTTTCTCGGTGGAGCCGGTATGCCGGGTCAACCAAGTAATACCGGCATGTCATTCCGTGACTATGTTGCCGTGCAAGCCATGAAGAACATTCTGCTTACCGACGACGTGTCGCCTGAAATGCCCTCAAAAATTGCCTCACTATCATACTCGCTTGCCGACGCTATGCTTGAGGCTCGTGAGGAATAATACACCACAACCCTAATTACAATGCCTACCTACACAGCATACGCAACCATAAGTACCAATCTCACCTATACCTTCACGGCGAAAGATGACGAGGAGGCTCGTCGAATCGTCGAGGAGTCTGATGGGTTTGAATACTCAGAACAAGGAGGGGACTGGAATAACGAAAGCCTCTACCGGCATGACAAAAATGGAAACCCAATCACAGAAATACCTATCTAACCCCTAACCAACAATACCTATGAGCAAAAAGAAAACTAAACCATTCGCTAAACTCCAAGAATCCGAAATTGTCGCCCTCAATACTTTTCTGAGCGGTTACGATAATACTCTGACATTTGACGAAATTCTCCAGCAGATAACGGACGAAGATGAGTCTGAAAATGCCCCGTTGATTTGGCAAGTGTTTGAGAACTACGACAAAAACGACCTCGTTAGTTGGATTGAAAACCTCGACGAAGAGTGCAGTGATCTAAACGAACCAGTTCGTGTCGCCGCACCGGAACTTTTGTCCGCTTTGCAGATCTGCCGTGAGCAACTCAATACACATATCAAGCTAATTGGTATCGGTCCCGATTGGGAAGCAATAGAAGCCGCAGACGCCGCAATTGCCAAGGCAACAACCAACTAACACCCATGAAAACTAATTCAGACATAATCGAAGCATCAGAACACTACCTCACTTTCAAAGGTACGGCACTAGATGCCTACCACTTTGTTCGAGAGATTCGAGATCAGTACGAAGCAGGAGGTATGGATATGTCCAATGTCTTCATTGACTTACTCTACAACATCGAAGTCGAACTTCAGAACTACGGTTATCTGGACGAGGACTTTAACCCTACCGAAAAGGTAACTCAACCCTAAATATATGAGCAAAAAGAAACCCAAACAAATGCTGCCTTCCGAAAGGCATGCCGTGAATGAGTATCTATCTGATTACGAAGACGACCTAACCTTTGAGCAAATACTTAAAGCCCTGCGAAACGATCGAAACCTAGAGGATCGAGATAGGGTCGTGTGGGTATGGGAACCCTTCGAGTATCACCCTACAGAATGGGTAGCAGAACAAATCGAAGGACTTGAAAGAAGAAGCCGTGACTTAAACATAGACAACAAAGTTTCAAAATTTGCAAAGACTTTGAAAGTTTCAAAGTTTGCACCGGAACTCTTTGCCATCTTGAAACGCATCGTTGACGACAACGCTAATTACAAAGACCTGACGCAACCTTTGTTGGATGCTCAAGAGTTAATCAAAAAAATAACTCAACCCTAAAACTTATGCCCAAGAAAACTAAAACATATTATTTTGAGTTGACCGAGAACGAGCTAGACGCAGTCGTCTTTGCACTCGATCAGATCCTGCAAGCCGTTGAATCCGACGTGACCTTGTACAAAGACCCAGTCTTCAAACAACGGGCTAAACATTTAACGACCTCCTATACCAAGCTGCTTGGTACCGCTTTGGTCAATTACGCCCACAAATGGAATCAAGATTCTAAATTACAATCCAAATGAACTCACTTACCATGCTCAAAGAAGTTGAGGACTGCCTCAGCTTTGCACTTAAACAAGCAGAAAAAAGCGACATGTCTATGCTTGTACCCATAACCCAAGCTAGGGCTAGGACTCTGCTAAACGACATCCGGAAGATCAGACACCAAGAGAAGTCTGTGCCCCGGAGTTTGAATCGACCCGAGCCTGCTTGGCTATCTGACCCCGTAGGTACTTGATGCACTTCTCCACCATGTTGTCCAAGAGGTAGGCGGTTGCTTCCTCGTGACCCTCGACCTCCTTGACTCCAGCGTGAACTAGTACGTTGCATGTCGCATGGCACAGCTCGTGTACTAACACACTGATGCCATGCGGCGTGTCTTCGTACTTGTGCATGAAAATAAAGTTGCCAGCAGTCGTCATGAACGTCACGGCGTCTTGGTTCTCGTAGCCTTCAAGATCAACTTCCTTGTCTATCTTCTTTTTCTTTAGCCACGCTTCGGCGTCGGCTTTGGAGCAAGGACAGAACAAGTAAAGAGCGTTCTTGTACGGCTCGATGATAAATCTCTTGGGCTTCATATCGTCGGCTCCATGAAAGCTCCGATGTCCAAGAGACCGGCGTGACGTTCCCGATGACACCGGCAGCAAAGCAACAGGCACTTCTTGGCTTCCTCGAGAGCTGGTTGCATGTAATCCCTTATCGCACTGATGTGAGATTTCTTTGTCTTGGGGTCAATGTGATCGAACTCTAACGCTTGGATACACTTGTCGTAACCACAAGCGACACAAGCTCCGCCGTATTGGTTCTTTAAATGTACCGACATTACTCTCCGGCGTTTACGATTACGTGCTACAACTTGCTCCCTACCACCATCGGTTAGGTAGTAGTGAACCGTTCCCATACTACACGGAATCGCTTTGGCGATAGCTTTATAGCTCATCCCCTTGTCTCTGAGAGCATAGATTTGTTCGCCTAGTATCGTCACAAACGCTTAAATATCTATGGTTCGTATGGTTTGAAGTCAAGCAGGGATTACACCGCTAACTTTTGATAAACTTTTTATTGACCATCTAGATACAGATCGTTACGTTTTCTTTCCTTTCCTCCCTTAAAAGCATGTTCTATTTAATCGCACCCCAGATTCAAAGCGGTCATGTTTCTTCACCAAGGCATGTGCTTTGGTGAATTGGTAGGCAAATCGGGGCAACCAAAAACAAAAACCGTATGGAAAATAAGACCACCTCAGAAACTAGTATTGCTGATCTGATCAACCTGTTGGACAAAGCAACCCTTGATAGACTCTACGCTAGGTTAGAAGCGGTTTCAAACCGACTTCGCCAGAGCGAAGAGGATTCTGATCTTACCTCAGACCCTGCTCAAATGCTCTTCGAGTTCATCGACGATGGCATTACAGGTACCAACGAGTATCTGGATCGTGGAAATATGGCAGATAGGGTACTCGATACCCTCAAGGTAATTGCCGTCAACAAGTAATCCATACCCCTCCCCAAGGCCGCTATCCATCAATTGGGTAGCGGCTTTCCTTTTCACACTAACCCATAACCCAACAATACTATGTCCACATTATTCAATAATGCCGCCCTCAAACGCCATCTCATCGAACGCATCAAAGTAGTCAACCCCACCGGAAGCAAGTTTACCCGGGTATCAGCACAGGCCTTGGAAGATCTGGATCTCCGTTTCCGCAGGGTCTGTGACGAGTACCTACGGGCTCAACGCATTGGAAAAACAATTACAACACCATAATCTGGTTGACAGATAATATACCACAGCCATGATACGAACCATTCGCACCAATGTCCTCACGTAAGAATCCAGAAATAATACTCCACGCTCTATTCGAGAATGAATCGGATGAGACCGAAATCATGAGCTGTGTCGCATCCTTCTGGGCTGGCGATCCGGGAGACTTCGATGACGAGGATGAGGTTCTCGGCTTCATGCGTAAGAGCATCGAGGATACTCCTCGGCATGGGGTGTATGAGACCCGAACTGGGGGGCGTGTCCATGTGATCGGTGATAACGAAAAGATCATGGTTATGCCGGACATCATTTTCGCGCAGGGGACAGCTGGCTCCGACTGCACGATTAATAAAAGTCAGCACATACAAACTAACCTATGACCAAAAGAAACTACGCCTACGACACCAAGTACGAGTCGTCCCCGCAACAGGTCAAGAACCGTGAGGCACGTAATACTGCCCGTCGGGAGCTGACTAAAAAACTAGGTGCCTCGGCTGTCCGTGGCAAAGACGTGGATCACCGACGCCCTCTGGCGATGGGTGGTTCTACTAAGATGAGCAACCTCCGTGTGCGTTCAGTCGCATCTAATCGTGGAGACAAATCCATGTTCAAAAAGAAATCCAAATGAACTTTGTTAAAATCAAAAACACCTACGTCAATCGGAATCATGTAAGCATGATTTCGCTACGGGAAGACTTCACCCTAGTAGTTGATTTCAACTATTCCAAAGAGGAGGGAGAGCCCGTCTTTTTGGCTTTCTCTTTCGATACCAAGGAAGCTGCTGAGCAAGCGTTAAACGACCTCATCGGTAACCACGACACAGAACTAGACCCCGAATAATTATGTCCAAAGAAACCATACACAAAGATCAGGAAGACCACGATCAGGTCATCCAACACGAAGTAACCCAAGCCATTCTTAAGGCCGAGCAAGATGGAAACCTTGCCGGTATCGAGGCTCCCACTTACGCCACGCATACTTTCCTACCGACTGGTGGGGGAGATGTCTACGCCCGTTGCATCACCCGTCAACTTAACCACATCGCCAAAGCTCTTGGCGTCCTAGGTTTCCAAGTCCTCTACAAGGAGGACTCGTTTAAGACCGACGCAACCAAGCCCGATCATGGATACTTTCAGGTTCGAGTGTTTGCCGAGCAACCTAAGGAACAGGAGGTGGCGGCATGAGCGGCGCATGGACACGTAAGGAAGGGCAGAACCCTAAAGGCGGTCTCAACGCTAAGGGCAGAGCTAGTTATAACAAGGCCACAGGTAGTCATCTCAAGCCACCTGCTCCTCACCCAAAAACCACCAAGGATGCCGGACGCCGCAAGTCATTCTGTGCCCGCATGGAAGGTATGAAGAGCAAGCTTACCAGCGAGAAGACCAAGCGTGACCCCAACAGCCGTATTAACAAGTCTCTCAGAGCTTGGAATTGCAGAGGAAAATGAAGAGTAAACCCAAAGGTCTTTACGCAAATATAAACGCCCTGCACAAACGGGGCGGAACCCCTCGTAAGCCCGGATCTCCCGGAGCCCCTACAGCTAAAGCATTTCGAGACTCGGCAAAAACGGCCAAGAAACGCTAAAAGTATAATACCGAAAGCCGGGGACGCCGAGGCTTGACTAGGCTGGAGAGACAGACACAACCCTTAAAACTAATGAAACACTTACTAATTGCAGCCCTGTTACCCTGCATCCTTGCAACCGGGTATACCGAGACCCCTTATCCGATCCTTCCGGTAGCACCAGAACGTATCGACCTAGGTCTGGTACTCGGTCCTATCTACCATGTGGAGGATAAGGATGGCGTAACCCATACCGGAGTAGTTTACGGAGACAAGGATTACTCAGTCACCGTGCCTCTGGATACCGCAGACAAAACTGTGGTTGTCTCTGGTTCTACGATTATCCCTTTAGATCGGTAGAGCCCAAGGTGTAGCAGATCTCCGGACCCCATCCGTTCTGCTCACACATTTGGTTCTGTAACCATGCGACCCTGTCTCCGTGTATCACGATTTCGTTGGCACGGAGATAACCGTTTACCTTAGCGAGAAGCTCTGGGAAGAAGTCTGCCACCAGTTTCGTTCCATGCTTCTGACACGTCCATCTCCAACCTCCCGGCGGTATCAACGTCAAGTCCTTTAACCTTTTATCCACTTTGAGATTCAAATCCTTACCCACCTCCGTCTCATTCGCATTCGGAGTAGTCTTTGTAATAATCGCATTCATTGCGATGGCGTCTGTAGTTCCAGCCGTCATGTTTACCCTGTCACATTTGATTTATGCTTTATACTGAAGACCACGGGTTTTTTATTCACCTTGAGCTGGCCGTTGTAGATCTGGTTCTCAAGGGTAGCAATCGCATAGCGGTTAGCCGCCGCTCCAATGCTCGGTCCTAGCAGATAAGACTGAGCCTCGTACTGAGGCATCTTAATAAGCTCCTGTACCATAGTCGGTGTAAGCACCTGTTTGAGGAAGTCTCCACGTGCTTGCACAAACTGCCTCCAAGCGTCGTCGCCCAGATCGCTTACGTGCATCAGCGTACCGCTGGCATCAGTGATAATAGGCGTGGACTTGTTTGGCTTTGGTAGGAACAACCCATGCTCCGTAAGCGGAGTAAGAATGGGATGAGTAACCGTGGCACTGTGAATCCAGCGATCGGTCAACGAGTCAAATGCGTCCTTGGAGATTGGCTCTCCCAAGCTGTTGAGTGC